GAGCCACTGGCCGGTGAAGGCGATTTGGCCCGGCGCGAGTCCGTCAGCTGCCGTCGTCGGCGTGACGTCCGGCTCGAAGGTGTCGCCATCAGGAGCGGTCCCGTGGCGCTGACGGCGCGTAATCGGCTGGAGCGAGTCGCCGTAACACCGGACGCCCGGGTTGACCGACGAGTCAGCCGGCACGAGGTCGTAGTTGGTCATGGAGCAAGTGCGTGGATGGCGTTGCTGAGGTCAGCTGCGTCGCGGAGCTCGAGCTGCGGCCGGAACGTCGACGCCGAGCCGTCCTGGCTGAGGTCTGCCGGCAGTGAGACCTCTCCAGGGACGACCGACTGTGGGCTGAACCGCCCACTACTGGAGTACTCGCCGTACTCGAAGGTGATCGGATTCTTGCCGTCGATTCCGGCCGTCGCGAGCGACTGACCAAGGATGTTCAATTTCGTGATGACGTCGTCGCCGTCGGCAGCGCTGCCCCATTGGTCGGCCGACCCTTCCCACTGGGTAAACTCGACAGTCCAAAAGCGGACGCGAGCACCACTCCCGACGAACGCCTGCGAGGTATCACTCTCGACGCCCGGGATCTGCTCAGCGAGCGTCCGGAGGGATTGGAAGCCGTCGAGTAGGTAGAACGGCTGCTGTTGCTCGGTGACGGTCAGGTTTCCCGAGCCGACGAACGTATCGCCGTTGGGGAGATCCAGCCGGACTTTATCGTAACTCGACATATGTTAGAGCTCCTCGTAGCCGTCGAAGGTGACGTCGAAGGTGTACTCGTAGAAATCGCGATACTCGTGGGAGTTGTCGCTTTCCAGGTCGACCTGCAGCGAGACGTACGCCTCGCCATCACCAGAGACGGGGAAGCGTCGGTCGGCCTGAATCAGTCGCCGGGCCTCGTCGACGAGCGTCCGGAAGTCATCGTGATCGGCGATGTGGCCGTGCTGGCTCTCGTGTGCGCCCTGGATCACGACGGTGACGCCGTCCTCGACATCATAATCGTACTCGGTGCCGATCGGCGTCTGCTGACGATCGGGGCCGTTGTCGACAGTGATGAGGTTGCCGTGTGTGAAGTCGAAATCCTGCGTGCGATCGCCGGCCGTGTAGCCGGGCGGTGGAGACGCGTAGAACGTGCTGTCGTTGCCGTTGACCAGTGCCGGCTGGGGATCGTAGTTGCTCGTATCCCAACCGTCCAAAACGTCCAAGACGAACTCGGTCAGATCCAGCATTGGTCAGGCCTCCAGGACGCGCCGCAGCCCGCGGATCGAATCGCGGATCGCTCGCGAGGCGGGGATGCCGCCGGTGTCGCTGCCCCATTCGACGCTGCTGAAGTACACCCGCCAGCCCGAGCGAAATTCGCCGCCGGCAGAGCGTGCCTGCTCAAACTCCTCGCGGACCCAGCCGGGCGGGTCCTCCCAGACGAACGAGAGGACGGGATTACCGTCGATCGTGTGCGGGGAGACGCCGAACTCCCAGCGAGCCATCTGCTCGGACGTCCAGCCGATCGTGACCGTCAGGCGATCGTCGGTGCGCTCGACCTGGGGTTCGCCCAGCGAGTCGATCGTGCTCTCGACGTCGTAGCCGTGGCGACGGCCATACGAGCGAAGGCGCTCGTGAACGAGCTCGACGAACTCGTAGATGAGGTTGGCCTGTTGGCCGACGAGTTTGGCCTCAGCCTCGTCGAGCATAGCCTCGCGGAGGTTGTCCTCGAAACTGGCCTCGAGTGTCGTCACTGGTAGACCTCCAGCAGCTCCTCAGCCTTGCGCTCGAACTGCTCGGCGAGCGATTCGACGTTGTAGACCTGTGCGCTCTCGGGGATCTGGATCGCGGCATCCTCGACGAAATCCGAGGCAGCCCGAAACGCCACTGCACGCCTGACGGTCTGAGGGATGCCCTCGTGGCCATACGAGAACTCGAGATAGACCGCGTTGGCGAAGCTGTCCAGGACGTACTCGTCATCCTCGTCTTCGACCAGGAGGTTCGTCGTGTCGAGATACAGCCGCGACCAGCCGCCGTTGTTGACCCGCAGGTAGTAGTCCTCGCCCGACGGTGGCCACGACCCCTCGGTGTAGTCGCTACTGGCAGCCCAGTCCTCGAAGGTTCCGTCTTCGGTGCGGACGTGCAGCGCCTCGATCGTCTCGGCGTCGCGACGGGCGAGCTCGATCGCCGCGTAGTCGCCCTGGGAGGTCTTCGGCGCCGGATCCTCGCCGGCGACGTGTGCCCCGCCGGTCGGGATATCATACTCGTCGTCGCGACTCTTCGGCGACGTCGGGATCGTGATCTGGGTGGCCTCGTCGATCCCCGACGGTTCGTACCAGTGGCGCTTGAGGGTCTTCTCGAGCCACTCGGTCTGGGCCGTGATCGCGTCCACGGCGATCTGCTGGTCCTGGCCAATATCGCCCGGCAGTGACGCCTCTCGCAGGGCGCGTCGGAGGTCTTCGAGCGTGCAGTAGCCTTCAGGCATGGGCGATCACCATCAGCTCGCCATCAGCGTGATCGTCGCCGAGTCCCCGGCAGTGGCGGTCCCGTTCGTGCAGCGGACGCGGAGCTCGTCGGCCCCGGTCTCGAGGATGGCGTCGTAGTCGGCACTCCCGCTGTAGCCCGAGCGGACGCCCTGGATCCAGGTGCCGCCGTTCCGCCGGACGTCGATCGCGTAGTCCGCCGCTGCGTCGCCGCGGATGTGGACATCGACGATGTTGTTGTCGAGGAGTCGCAGCGCGACCGCGTTGCCAGACGTCTCGATGTCGATCGTCTTTTCAGTCGTGGGCATCAGTCAGTCCTCCAGCTCAGCGAGTCGTGCTTCGAGTGCGTCGATGGCCGTTTTTCGGGCCGGCCCGTCGCGCTCTTCGGACAGGATGTAGCGGATGGCTTCCGCGTCTTCGACGCTCCCGATAGCAGCTTTGATCTGATCGACGGTGGCATCCTTGGCGAGGATGTTGACGCCGTCCTCTGTTTCGATACTGTAGCCAGCGCTGTCGTCAGCCGGCTCGTCAGTGATGTCGGAGACATCGACGTCGAAGTTCTCAACGCTGTCGAGGTAAACCGCGAGGTCGTCGTCGACGTCGATCTCGTTGCCAGGCTCGAAGCTGTGACCGCCGACGCGATACGTACCACCGCCAGTGTAGCGGGCGGTCGGCATGATCAGGCGCTCCCAGTGCCGACGACGACCCAGCCGCTGGTCGTGCCGTCGATGTTCTTGACAGTGGCTGTTGCGCCAGCGGCCGTGAGGTTCGACGGCCCTGTCCCGACGAAGTCCGCATCAGCGAATGAGACTGTCGGCGTGTTCGCACCGCCGTCGTGGACGACCGTGACCACCTGGCCCTCCTGTGCAGCTGCGGTAAGGTCGACCGTGTTGGTGCCATCGGCGGTGACGGCATGGGTGCGCGTGTTCTCGGCGACCGCCGTGTCCGCGCCGTTTGCCGGGCTATCGGTCGCGACGTACGGTGAGTCGCCCTCGAAGTGCTCCCGGACGCGGTTGTTAGTGGTACTCATTCGTTACCACCTCAGGCCGTCGGCAGGTTGTTGATGAGGACTGCACCTTCTTCGTCTTCGACGCTGAAGTCGTCGCGGGTCCGCATGAAGTAGCGGGCGAAGAGGTCGTTCTCGGCGGTCTTGTCCGTCGCGTCCAGGACTTCGACCTCGGTCTCGCGCCAGACGCCGTAGATGAGGTTATCGGGGTAGGTCAGCAGCGCCGTGTCCTCGGGGAAGCCGGCGAAGCCGTAAACATCGTAGTTGAACGGGGTGATGTCGTCATCGGAGAACAGCACCGCCGCACCGAGCGGATCCTCACGCTGGGTGAGGTCGTACTCGTAGTTCTCGATATGCGACAGGTTCATCATGTAGACCGGTTCCTGGACGTCGCCAGAGCGCTTGAACCGGTTCGGCAGGGCCGCCCGGCTCTCGTGGAACAGGGACGTGTCGATCGCGCCGCCCTGGTGGTCGTAGGTGTTGGTGTCCGTGCGGTTGCTGAGGATCTGCAGCCAGCCGTCGTTCTGCTGGATGAAGGCGTCGCTGTCGGACTCGTCGCCGTTGATCGCGAGGTCCTGCGTGTCGACGGCCCACTGCTGGGCCATCTTGTCGAGGACGATCTCGTCGACTTGGCCGATCGTGTCCTCGACGGCCTCGCGCTGGAGGTCCCAGGACAGCAGGCCCTTGGTGGCGTCCATCTCGATGCCGTCGGTGTTGACAGAGCCCGTCGGACTGTCACCCTCAGTTTCGGTGCCGCCGCGGCGCATCCGCTCGCCGACGCCGATGCGAGCGAGCTCCATCTTCGGCCGCGGTAGGATCTCCGTCCGGACCATGTCCAGCAGCGTCGCCGTGTCCTGGACGCGCTGGTACCAGTCGTCGAAGAGATCCCGCGGCATCACGCCGCCGGAGAGATCGGTGCTGTCGAACTTCTCGAGCGATTCCTCGTTGCCCTTGCGGACGCCGGTCATACCGCTGTAGTCGGTGCTCATCGATCAGGCCCTCCGCTTGCTCTCAGGGATGAAGAATTTTTGACGCTCGTTTAGCTCGCCATCGGCGCCGTTCTTCTCGGCACCGCCGAGCTGCTGGGACTCGGTCGCGCCGGTCTGCTTGCTGATCCGGTCGACGCGCTCTTCGAGTGACTTCGCCCACTCGGGCTTGTCCTCAGCAGTCGTCCTCTCCTCGATCTCGGCGACGCGGTCGGCGAGGTCCTTCGCCCACTCGGGGGCGTCGGCCATCGGATCGTCGTCAGTGCCCTCGTCGGCCTTGTCGGCCTCGAGGTCGTCGATGCGGTCGTCCAGGGCCTTCGCCCACTCAGGGGCGTCGGCCATCGGATCGTCGTTGCTCATAGTTGTGTCATCCGCGGTCTCGCCCGCGGGGGCGTCGTTTGCGATCGGGTCAGTGATCTCGCCACCGCCTATCGACTCGTCGTCATCGTCATCGGGCCACTCGCGAGCGGTGTGTTCGGAGAGATCGAAGCTCGTGTCCTCGCGATCGGTGAACCGCTGCATGTCGTCGGGCGCTGCGCCGGCGTCGTGGAGGACGTCCAGCGCGGCGTCGATCGTCGCGTACAGCGACTCGCGGTTCTGGCGCGAGAGGGTGCGGCCTTCCTTGCGGCTGTCCGGGGCCTCGGACGTCGTCGCGTCCGTGTCGTCGTCATCGGACCCGGTCAGCGCCGACAGGAACGCCTTGCCCGCCCGCTGGAGGACGGACTGCTTGCCCGGCTCGGCCGAGCCGTCGGCCTCGACGGCGTCGTTGAGGACGTCCCAGAGGCGCTCGGCTTCAGCTTCGGAGTGGCCGCGTTCCATCGCCTCCTCGATGAAGGCAGCCTGGTTGCCGACGTGATCGGCCAGGCGCTTGTCTGCATCAGCCTTCGCTTCGAGGATCTGGGCGTCTGGCACCGCGGGGATGTCCACGGTAGACACCTCGCGGATGATGCCGTCGGTCAGCTCCCAGACGAGTTCGTCGTCGGGGATTTCGGACGTGTCGACGTTGTCGACCTCGTCCTGCTCGAAGGGGCCATCCCAGCCGACCTGGATCGCCCCGATCGAGTAACCCGAGAGGATGCCGTCGTCAATCAGCGCTGCGAGTTCGGCGTTGGCGATGCCCCAGCGCTGGACCCACGCGCCGGCGTCGACGGTCTGGCCGCCGATCTCTGCGGCCTCGTCGAGGACCTTGTTGTCCTCGAGTGCCATCCAGCCGTCGGGCCAGACGGCGTGCATGATTCCACCGCCAGCCTGGCCCGCCTCCTCGAAGGTGGCGAACTGCTCGGCAAAGGCCTGGATGGTGTCCTCACGAGCGAAGTCGTTCTGGAGGTCGGCCTTGTCCGGGACCATCACGATCCCGACGGCTTCGAGTTCGTACTCGTCGCTGTCTTTCGTCGCCGCGAAGGCGACGTCCTTGCGGAAGGCCGACCCGCCTGCTTTCGTTACCGGTGGCATGTGTCAGCCCTCCCGCTGGATCATTGCAACGTGTCCCTCGCGGACTAATGCCGTGTTGCCTTCGCCGATCATAGGTACGTTACCCTGGAGCGACGGCTCGTAACCCACCGAAGTCACGATACGGGCGTAACCGTCGGGGATGTCGTTTGCCGCTTCTGGCGTCGACGTGACTATGTCGTCATCAGAGGCGATTTGGGCGTGGTCGCACTCCAGTTCGACAAACTCGTCGCCGAACCGCAAGGTGACTCGTACATCACCCATCGGTGTCCTCCCCGTCGTCATCGTCATCGGCGGCGTCCGCGTCGGCGTCCTTCGTTTTGTCGAGGTCTTTGGCTCGACCGGTCGAGAGGACGCCGCGCTTCTCGCCGCGCTTGGTCTTGTCAGTCATGTGTGGTCGATAATCCTGTGAGCCCGGTCGAACCTCACGCGGGTCGTCGGGTTGCGCCCGCGATCATCGGTAGTCGGCTTACATCGGGATATCGTCGGGGACGTCCTCTGGATCCGGTTCGGGGCCTTCAGGCAGCCGGCTGTGGAAATTGGTGATCTCGATGTACGGATACTCGAGCCGGATATTCGCGTAGTGATACGACCCCGTCGAAGCGGCCGCGGTCAGCGCTGCCCACTCCGATTGTGGGACGTCGACGTAGGCGTACAGTGAGGACTGGCCTTCCCCGCGCAGGAACGACAGATACAGTTCGCGCTCCTCGAAGTCGTACAGCCCCTCGTCGAGATTCGAGGAGTTGAACTGCGTCTGCTCGATCGCCTGTTTCGCCGCCAGGTCGCTCTCAACGTCGGCCCAGTCGCGCGTCCCAATCTGGTTCTCCGGCGGGGGTGCTTCGGGTGGGCGATCGTCGTCGCCGGGCTGCTGGCCGACTGCACCCTCGAGGTTCGCCAGGAGCGTGTCGCCATCGACCTCGTGCTCGTCTGGGAGTGGGTCGAAGCCGGCGGCCTGGCGGGCCTCGTCGACGGTAACGGCGGCACGAGTCGCAGAGACGCGATCGCGAGCGACGCGGGCCTCCTCGCCGGGCTGGTCGGCGCCGCGGAGCTCGAAGTCGATCGTCCAGTCGTCGACGTCCAGGGCCGTCTGGTGGAGGATGTGATACAACCGGGCCTCGAATTTGGCCTGCTCGGGCGCGATCACGTTCTGAGCGAACTCGCGGGTCTGCTCCTGGCTGTTCGAGCGGTTGCTCGTGCCGGTGACGTTGATGAGGATCGGCGGTACCTCGTGCACCTTGGCGATCTCGTGCTCGTTGCGCTCGCGGAAACCCTCGAACTCCATGTCGAGGTCCTCGCGCGAGCCGATCGGCTCCAACTCGATCTCGACGTCGTCGCCGTTCTCGTCGAGGACGGATTGGGCCTCCTGCTCGAACTCCTTGGGCTCGAGGATCGCTGTCCGGTAGCGACTCCCCTTTAGGTCATCGAACAGCTCCCGGAGTTCTTCCTTGGAGTCTTCCGAGAGCTTGCCGCCTGTGACTTTGATGACGTAGTAGGGGATCCCGAGGTTGTCGAAGACGTCGTGGTTCCATTCCTTGGCCGCCTGGTCGGCTGCCATCGTCTGCATGGCGCTGACCCAGTCCGGGATCCCGTAGTACAGGCTCAGGGGACTGGGGTTCGGGATGAAGATCAGTTCGTTCGCCGGCTCGTTCTCGAGGGCGGCCGGATCGCTCGCGACGTCGCCCGTCTCCTTGTCGACGAACGTCTTGTCGTCGCCGTAGCGATCGCCCGCCTCGCCGAAGTACCGCCGGCGGCCCTGGCGGATCTGGACGTAGCCGTGGCCGCTCGTGACGATCTCCTCACCATCCTGAGTTTCGGTCTCAGTCTTGCGGACGCGGACGGTCGTCGCCGGGACGTGCGCCAGCCCGATCGGCGTGCCATCACCCTCGACGAGGATCTCCAGGGCCGTCCAGCCGATGCCGGAGTAGTCCTGCCGACCCAGTTCGAGGACTTCCTCAGGTGTCGAGGCGGCTGTGCCCTCGGGCCCGATCTGCCAGCGCGAGTCGGACCCACGCCAGAAGTCCTCGACGGTCTGGTGGGCCTCGCCCTCCGGATCGGGGTCGGTGGCCTGTGGATGCGGGACGATGTCGAACCCGTAGCCCACCTCGTAGCGCGCCTTCTTGCGGATGCACGCCTGGTGGGTCTCGTTGAGCTCCTGGAACGCGGCCAGTACTTCGGGGCTGTACGGCGGAACGATCCCACGGCCGACGTCAGTCGCGATGCGTCGCTCGTCGAGCTGGGTCGTTTGGGCGGCCTTGTCCATCGCGCTCTGGTTGCCCAGCAACGAGACGGACAGCGATACCTCGCTCGTCTCATCAGTGTCGTCAGTCACAGGTAGGTCACGCCTCCGGAGTCGTCAGTGTCGTCTTGATCGTCCAGCGCGCCGATCCCCTCCAAGCGACGGATCCCCTGCTCGGCCATGTACCACGCCGCGATCAGGTCGGGGGTATGGCCCTTGAGTTTGCCATCCTTCAGTGTCAACGACAGTGCTGCCTGGATAAACTCCTCGGTGGGCCCGTGGCCGCGATAGAACTGGATGTCGCCGTTCTCGACGAGCCGGCGCAGGCGTGGGATGCCGTTCTCCCAGCTGTGTTTCTGGCCCGTGGTGGGGATGCCCGTCACCTTCGAGCGCAGGGACGGTGAGAACTCGATGGCGTCGTTGACGACGTACTGCTGCATCCCGTTGTCTTCGATCACGACGATCGCCGGGTCGTAACGCTCGTCCAGGTCGGCGAGTGTGGCCTTGACCTGCGTAGGGCTCATGCCCTGCTCGGCGACGGCGTCCAGGAGTGTGCGCCGACCGTCACGCTGGACGTGGAAGGCGACGAACGCCGCGTCGTCACCCGTGGGGCTCTGGGCAGGGTCGTGGGCGACGACCGTGGCACTCCCCCGGCCGGGCGTGATCTCGCGAGGGGGAACCTCGTCACGGATTGAACAACCGCCGTTCGTGACTGGTTCGTTGATCGCCGCCTCGTCGACGAGGTTGCCCGATCCACCGACGAATGACAGGCAGTACTCTCGGTAGAACCGATAGTCCGCCATCTCGTCACGCTTGCCGGCCAACCACTCGGGGCCGCGGGCCTCCGGCCAGAGGATCCGCTGGCCGTCGACCTCAGTGTAGTGGCCCTCGGGCGGCCGGCGGGCGTCGACGTCGTCAGCGTCGCCGTGGTTCTGCTCCCAGACGTCCAGGATCGCCGGGTACTCCGCAACAGCATAGGCCGGGAGCGAGCGATAGTGCTGATAGATGTCGTCGCGACGCTTGCGCGTCCCGATCAGGACAGTGCGCCCGCCATCCTTGACCATCGGCAGCGCTGTCCCTTCGACCCACTCGCGGACACTTTCGGGATCGCCGTCCCCGCGGGCCTTGATGAGGTCGTCCAAAACGAGCAAGTGGGCTCGCTCGCCATCGATCCCGCCGTCGAGGTAGGTCGCCCGCAGGCTCGAGCCGTTTGCGAACTCCTTTTTCTTCGCCGTGTCGCGGCGTCGGTCCTTGTTGAGCTCGACGAGCCACGGGTTGCGCTCGACGACCTTGTTGAACTCAGAGTCGGCCTTCTCGACGGCCATCTCCTGGTTGTTCATCGCCCAGATTGCCTGGAAGCCGGGGTCGTACTCGAGCCGCAGCGCCAGATATGCCAGGACGATCGTCGTCTTGAGGCCGTCGCGGTGACAGTTCAGGACGAGTTTGCGTTCCTCGTCAAGCAGCCGAAGCCACTCACCGTGGTGGTCACCGAGTAGGAAGTACGGGTCACGCTCGGCCTGCATGTAGCCACGAGTGAGTTCGTTCGCGGCATCGAGGAGTGTCGCCGGCCCGTCGTCGAACGGGTTGAGGGCCCGGCGCTTGCCCTCAGGGTTGCGACCGGTGGCGACGTCCGCGATCGCGTCGGTGCTACTCATGGCTGGTTTCCTCCTGAAGACGGCGGATCGTCTCGATCGCGAGCTCGCGATCCTCGGCGCCGAGTTCGTGCGTGGTCGTCTGATCGACGTCGGCCTGGAGATCCACCTCCTGGCGCTCGGTCTTGATGAACTTGAACGAGCGCTCGAGAAGGAAGCGAGCGAAGCGGACGTCAATGTCGTCGTCGGGATCGAGAGCGCGCTGGACCAGGCGATCGGCGGCATCGGCACGCGCGCGTTTGAAGCTGTTAGAAAACTCCTCGTGCTCGTTGAGGTACTCGTATAGTGTCGGCCGGGAGATGCCACCCTTGTTGGCGACTTGCTTGAGGTTCAGAAAGCTGTTCGCAGCGTCAAGCAGGTCGTCTTTGACGTCGTCAAACTTCGACGGGCGGCCGCCCGGATCAGTATCCTTCTCCTTGGTGTGGATCCCGCAACGGCCGTCTGCGTACTTCGGCGAGTACTGGCAGGGCTCGCCGTTGTTCTTGATCGCACCGCAGATGTCGTCGTCAGTCATCCAAGATCACCTCGTAGTCGACGAGTCCGTGTCCACAATCGGGGCAGAATTTGGCGTCGCAGCCAGTCCACCCACAGAGTGGGCAGCGCGTCTCGAGTAGTGTCGTACTCATCGATGACGCTCGATATCGACCCGCCCCGCTCGGGCCGCAGCCCGGCGCTGGTAGCGCTCGCGAGCCGCTCGCAGGTGCTCGGCCGTTGCGGTGTCCTGGCGCATGGCCTGCCGGCGGGCGCGCTCCTCGAGGAGCCAGTCGTGGCGCTCCTGGTCGGACATGCTGGCCCACTCGGCGGGCAGGTCGTAGTCGTGTCTACTCATCGGTTGCCTCATCCAGCGCGTCAGCAGCCGACTGGATCGTCTCGCCGCGCTGGCGCTGGTAGCTGTCGGCGATCTCGGCGACGATGTCGATCACGCGGGCCCAGAAGCCCACACCCGTCACGCGGACGATCTGTAGGGCGGTCCACAGCAGGAACACGACCACGAGCCCGTGGGCCAGCCAGGTGAGTGGTGTCGAGAGGTTGACCGTGGCCTGGACCGTGACGTCAGGCGTGACGTAGCCGAAGTACACGGCCGCGACGGTCGCGACGATCGGGAGCGTGAACAGTCCCGTCAGATACGCGAGTGCGTAGGCCGTCCCACCACGGATGTCGCGCAGACTCACGAGTCATCACCGTCTGACTGTTGGACCTCGACGATCGCCTGGGCGAGACTCAGGTAGTCCATCACCTCGATCCCGTTGTAGGCACCGAGGACGAACAGCCCCAGCGAGCCCAAGATCGTGACGTCGCCGCCCAGATACAGGGCGACCAGCGTGATCGTGATGATGCCGAGGTTGACGATGATACTCCGGGCGATCTTGAGCGACTTGAGCATTTTAAGGTCGCCACCGTTGCGTTCGACTGTCCGCCAGTCCTCGACGAGTCGACTGGAGACGTACCAGGGTCGTGGGTGTTGAGTCATGGGTCATTCATAAGGTGTGCAAGGGCGTAGCCGACGATCGCGCCGGCGATGAGTTTGCTCGGCTCGCAGGCGATGTCAGCGCGGATGCGGTCGATCGACAGCGCGATGCCGGCCGTGATCCCGTAGAGGAACACATCCCACTCGGTATAGGTGCTGAGTGGGCCGTTGTATGGAAAACTCGATTCGGAGCTCATGGTACTGAAAGGTAGGTGGGGTGGAAGCCACGGGAGTCGGATGGATACCGTAACAGACCCTCGCTGCAGTCACGCAGGTCATCGGGAGCGTGTCACTGCGTTACCAACTGCGTGACGCCACAACGGTGACACTCCCGCGTCCAGCCGTCGCTGTACATCGGCGACGTCGGCCGCCAGTCGTGCTCGAAACAGAAGTTAGTCATGAGTGTTGTCAGAAGCGGCCCGGTACAGCCACGGTGCGTCGGTCGGGAGCGGGGCCATCAGGCCGTGATCAAAAGCGGCGCTATACGTAGCAGCCCAGTTTATTTTCGAGGTTCGAAAGGTCGTGCGGGAAAAGATTTACTGGATCAATACCAGCTTCACGGTAGCGATCTAATTTCTCGTGCATCCGTTGGACATAGCTCTCCCGGTTGAGCATCCCCCAATGCTCAACGAGATCGCCATCGACGGGAAGTCAGGCTGGAGAGAAACGACGTCAACATCAGGCTCGTAGACATAGTCAACGCCGCGCTCGTGAAGCCAGTTCGCTATTTCTCGTTCATGCGAAGAGCGGACGTATTCGCCACGCTCGGTCTTGTATGTGTTGCCGTGTGCGCCTGCATAACGTAGTTCGATATCAAATCGATTCATCCACCGCTGAACGGCCAGCTGACTCACGCCGAATTTGTCTGCGATCTCGCGCTGAGTCAGCATTTCGCCCCAGTACAACTCATAGAGGACGTCCGCATCCATATACGGTTCGTCCTTTCGGACGTGTCGTTGGTGCTGGGCTTCCGCAAGATTCCGGGTCTGAATGTCGTATTTATCCACCCAATACTGAATAGTACTTTCCGAAACACCACACTCGTCAGCAATCACCTGCTTTGATTTCTCCCTCTCAAGGTACTGCTCTGAAAGCCACTCTTTGTCCTGGTACCGGGTGCTATCAGCATCCCGAAGTAGTGCGCCCGATGAACGAATGTCGATGTCGTAGTTCTTGAGGCGATTCCGCACAGCAATGTATGAACACCCGTAGTGGTCAGCGATATCCTCGATCGAGCGCTCCTTCTCAAGATATAGAGTGCGTAGCTCATCTTCCGGGATCGTGTACGAATACCGCCCCTTCTTGATGTCGAACTCCGTCAGCCAGTTTTGTATAGTCGATTCTGAACACTCAAAGAGGTCAGCGAGAGCGCTTCTCGTGAGGTCGTCATCGACATAGAGATGTTCTAAAAGGTATCGGTCACGGTACCCAGACGCTGGGAGAGTGGTGTCGTTGCAGACAGGGCAGCGGCTGCGTGGCGACGAAACCCCGAAGTCGGAGAGTTGCTCCTGCGGCACGGTTCTGACAGTCATATGTATGGTACCCACTGGGTAAATAGTACCGATCAATCCCCGAGAATCGAGTCCATTGTACCGTTCTCAGCGGCAATCTGGACGGTTCGGCCGTCGTTAATCACATCGTTGATCGACGGGGCCGACCCGCGGCCGTGTTCACTGTTGGTCTCGTAGGAGAGGAACGACGTCGCGATCTCGTCGACGCGGCCATCGGCGATTGTCAGCTCGACGTCGAACCCACCGATCTCCGCGGCGTGACCCTTGCGTTTCCCGTAGGTCGTCAAATCCTTCCAGCAGCCAGCGTAGAACGCTTCGACGCCCTCGCTGGCAGCCTGGAGTCGGCCGTGCAGGTGGCCGATCGCCGCGATGTCTGGGCGCATATCCGTGGGTTGCTCCCGGTAAAGCGTCTGGGCACGATAGCCGAGCGTGTAGGGCTGGCCACCGCTGGGATGGATAAGCTCGAGGTCGACCGCGTCAGGGCCCGTCCCGAAGACGAGTCGTGCCATCGAGTCGCCGAGCCAGTGCAAGTCGTCACGGCGGTTGTCGAGCTGCTTGCCCAGCCGGACACCCTGGCGCCGCCAGAGCTTGCGGTCGTGATTTCCGGAGATGAACAGCGTGTCCATCCCTGGCCGCTTTGGATAGTGCTCGACGGTGTATTCGCGGAGTCGTTGCCACCCGATCGCCTCGGCCTCGAGTTCGTTGACCTGGTTCTGGTGGACTTCCCAGCCGTCGGTGATGTCGCCGGCGTGGAAGACCGTGTCCACACCACGGTCGTGGAGGATGTCGTAGAACTCGTGTAGGTCCTCGAGGTGAGTGGCTTTACTTCCGAGGTGAGTGTCCGAGATTAGGCCGAACCGGTAGGTGCCGTCGCCGCTGCCGACCTGGAAGCGCTTATCCCGGGTTTCAGCGATGTAGTACTGCCGTGTGCCCTGCGCGTCAAGGGTCCGAAAGTCGATCGCCCAGCCGGCCTGAGACATCCGGTCGAGGACTGTCTTTGCGCGTTCTCGCGACCACCCGAAGCGGTCGGCCATATCCTGATACGTGAGTCCGTTGCGCTGGAGTGCAGAGATGAATCGGTCGGGTAGATCGTCAGTCGTCGGTTCGCCGCTGCGGTCAACGACTGGTGGTGGATCGTCGTCGGTGTCGTCACTGTTGGCAGCCTGAGAATCGTCGGTGCCGTCGACGGTGGCCGCGTCCGGTTTGCGGTGGACCCACTCTCCGTTTACCTTGACAATCTCGTGGCCGTCGGTGTCGTTGATTCGTTCTTTTCTGGCGTGCGTGGTTGAGAGAGCGATGTCGACCTCGTCGGCGAGCTCCCGCATTGACGCTGCGGGGAGTGCATCGACGAGTGTCTGCTCGCGCTCGGAGAGTGTACCTGTCATTCGAGGTGGGTGCTGCGGGTGTTTGGTCAGTCAACGAGTGCGGTGCCGTAGGCGCGTATCCGGTCGTCGATGGTCAGCTCGACGCGGGGCCCAGAGACATCGGCGATCGTGCGGATGGCTGTGACCTCGCCCTCGACGTGGCCCAGCTGCGTTGCGACGGTGACCGTGTCGCCGATCGCAGGCTGGTCAGTGATGGGGAGACACATAGTCAGTCTTCGGTGAGTGTGTCCAGTCGCGCCAGCCACACCGGGGGATCGGCCAGCGCGAACGGGCCGGGATCGACGTGGCCAGGAACGTCCGGGGCGCGCTTGCCTCGAGCGAGTGCGAGGTACGTCGCAGCGGCGTAGATCTCCCGGTCCTGGCCCTGGCGGTCGGGCTGGCGCTTCAGGTGGGCGACGGTGTCGTACAGTGCGTCGACGTCGGGGTAGAAGCCCTGTTCGTGGAGGCGTCGCAGGATGTGATCCGTCCGTCGGAGGGCCTGTTGCCGTGAGGCGATCCGAGCGCCGTCAGCAGTGCCGCCGGGTGAACCACACGCGCCACAGTACGTCCGGGCGCGGTACTGACGTCGCGCCCCGTAGGCGTCTTTGAGTTCGACGTCCTGGCCGACCATCCCCTCGCCGACGCGCTGGAGGGTCTCGGTCGGGTTGTTGCCCGTGCCCAGGCCGTCGACAGCCTCGTCGTGGTCGGTCTGGTCGCGAATCCGGGCGAAGCACGTCGAGCAGATCTCCGGGTTGGCGAAGATGAGGTCGTCGAAGAGTCGGAGCGCACGGTTGCCGCGCGATACCTGCTGGTCGCTGGTCGGGCGTGTCGTGGACATATGACTACGGGACGATCCCAGTTCGGGACCGGTGGCGGACGGGTAGTGGTGTGCCTGGCGCGCGTTCGTTACGCCCTACTAGTCGCTCTGGGGATGTAAGCGAGACCGGTAGTGATGAGATCTATCACTACTCAGATTGCAGATAATAGTGGTGGCGGCGGGCGTCGGTCGGTTGCGGACGGTGAGCGGCGACGTTCAACAGCTCGAGTTCGTACAGCGCCGAGCGGACGGTCGATCGAGGCATCTGCGTGCGCTCGACGAGCGTGTCCTGGGTGAGTGGCTCGTCGGCCTGAGCCAACTGCGTGTAGACGAGTTTGACTGTCGCCGGAGCTTCCCGGAGAGTTTCGGGGACGGTGACGGCGTCAGTCATCTGCAAACCACCGGATAGAGAGGTTCGAATCGAATCGTAGCCACTCCTCGCGCGGGCGCTCGACGTACCACTCGATGACGACCTGACCGATTCGCCAGTTCCGGGCAATGCCGTGCTCTAGATCGACCGTCTCTCGGGATTCGACTTTCATAGCGACCACCCGTTCGAGCGCTGGTAGTCGTGCGGGATCGCCCCGCAGTCCGGGCAGTACGGCCGCCCGTGAGGGGAGCGTCGCCACCCATCCGGCCCCACCATCGCTCGCCAGCCACAGTACCCACAGCGATCGGGGAGGTCGTCACCCATCGTCGCGCACCTCCTGGATGGCCTCGGCCACGCGAGAGATCGTCTCGGGGTCGTACTCGTGGCGGTTCATATAGCCGACGAGGCGCTGCAATTCGTCCTCCTCGGCGACGGTGTAGCGGGTCATCCCCTCGGTGTCAGTCCACTTGACGAGATCGCCGTTCTGGATGGCAGCTTGGATCCCCGCGAGGACGTCCGTGCGCTCGTAGCGGCTGTACTGGCCCCAAAGGCTATGCCCGAGTTGCCGGAGTCGTGGGCCCGGGCCCTGCATCTCGTTGCAGCGTGCGCGGACCGCTTGGAGGACACTCTCGTAGACATCCTGGCTCGAGTAGTCGCGGTCGTCGTGTGCGTAGCGTGGATCGAGGGTGTCAGCCATCGTCAGTACCTCCCGATATAGCGGACGGCACCCGGCTCGGGCTCGATCAACTCGCCCTGTTCTTTCAGCTTCTCGATGTCGTGCTCAATCTGCGAGGCGTCGTAGTCCAGCTCCTCGACCACGGCTTCGACCGGCGCTTGGGCGTCGTCGTGCTCGGCCTGGAGGTCGTCGATCGTCTTGACGACCGCCTCTTTGCGGTTTTGCTGGGACTTCGAGCGCCCCGTCTCCTTGACGTCGGCGTCGAGCTCGCCCGTCTCAGGATCCTTACCGACATCCTGCATCGACTGGCCGACGAGTGTGGTCGCGATCTCGACGTGGCGCTGCTCGATCGTGTCCGAGAACTCGAACTTCGCAGCGGCCTCGGCAACGCGGACGATCCCCTCGAGCGTCCGGAAGGTCACCGGGACCGGGTCGTCGGCATCACGCTCATCGTAGCCATACAATCCACGGAGGTTCGTGAACGAGTCTTTGATCTGGTGTTTGACGTGCTCGTCGGCGAAGACGGGTTTGGGCTGTTGCTTAGCGAGCGCGATCCACTTGCGCAAGAGGTCGGGCGCGACGCTGGGGGCGACCGTGTCGTTGGCGTGATCGGTGTCGAGATCGCGCTCGGTGCGCTTGGCAGCATCCCGGCCGGACAGGACGTGATCGGCGATCGCATCGTCCTCCTCGGCGTCGGGCTCGTCTTTGAAGGTGTAGACGAGGTCGAACCGCGAGAGCAGCGTCGAGGAGAACGCGAACTGGTCGGCGATCGGCGTGTAGGGATCGAAGCGATTCTGCTCGGGGTTCGCGGCGGCGATGACAGCCGTCCGCGTCTGGAGGTGTGTGTTGATCCCGCCCTTGGTGATGTGGATCGTCTGCTTGCTCATCGGCTCGAGCAGCGCCGAGCGAACCTCGGCAGGCATATCGTCGAGTTCGTCGACGGCCAGCACGCCCCGATTGGCCTTGACAGCCGCGCCGGCATCGAGCGTCCAGGAGCCGTCGCCGAAGTCGTCCTGAATCGCCGTGGCGGTGACGCCGGCTTTGGTCGCGCCCGTCCCCGAGACGCCGACCGAGCGCCAGCCGACGGCCTCGGCGCGATCGACGAGTTTGGACTTGCCCGTCGAGGGGTCGCCGATCAAGAGGACGTGGAACTCGCCGCGGTCGAAGTCATCGCCCGGGTACTCGACGCGTGCGCCACCGACCAGCGCGAGGACGACCGCCTGTTTGACCGTCTCGTAGCCGTAGATCTTGGTCGTCAAGGCCTCGGCTGCGAGTTCGAGTGGGTCGCCGTGCTCGCCGGCCGCTAGGGCTTCGATGCGCTCGCGCTCCTCGCTCGTGATGTCGACGTCACGAGCGTCCGTCTCCTCGACGGCGATGTGCCAGCCATCGAGATACGGATCGAATTTGTTGGTCTTGCTGTTGCCCCGGGTCTGCTGGTCGAGGCCGACGACGCCCGTGATCGTGACGCGATCGCCCACCTCGGCGACGTCGACGAGGTCGTCTTCGACGTAGACGTCCAGATCTTGCCCGTCCCCCTGGGCCTCTTCAGGTGGGGTCTGGATCCGGAGTTTCTGAGCGTCGACGAACGCCGACTCGTCGTAGTTGATTCGGAACGGGCCCTGTCGCTCACACCCCTGGCACTCGTGGGGCTCCTGGAAGTCGTCGTCGACCTGTGGGACCTGTGTGGTCGCGCCGCAGCGCTGGCACTCGAAGGTGGCCGTCTGCATTCGCGAGTAGACGTCCGTCGCTTTCGAGATCTCCCCGCGGATCGCTCGGAGCTGGCCCTCGTGTTGGGAGGGTGAGAACGCGCCCGGATAGTACGTGTGTGCGTCCGGGAGGCCGGTCGGCCGGACGTGGGCGTGCTCGAGGGAGATGTCGACCGGGAGATCGACGAGTCGCAGCGCTTCCTCGAAGTACTCGCGCATCTGCTCGGGCTGTGCGAGGAGGTCGTCAGCGACCGCCGGGTCGAACTGGAAGACGTCCGCGTAGTCCACGTTCAGTGACCGCTGCTCCTGGGGATAGTGTCCAGCCAGGTGGTTGAGTGCGTCCTCGTAGTAGTCCTGATAGAGGCGTGTAAGGTCGTCCGTGAGTTCGTGATTCGTGGCTTGCATACGTTGGGTGGGTTGGCTCGTTTTCGCGTGCGAATAATCTCCGACCGACGGTTCGTCCAGTTGAACGCCACTGTGTGGCGGTGTGTTGGCGGTGGACCCGCAGCTACCGCAGTTTTATTTACACCACCGAACACAACACAGCTTTAGCCTAATTCAACGGTGGTGGTATCCAACCGCGGATATCACTGTTCACAGGACATCCCCCCGTCGACCGTCTTTATTCGCGTGCGAAAATGCCGTCAGATCCTTCGTCGCGTCCAAATCCACGACAAGCTGTCTGTTCTCGCCTTGTCGGTCGCGAACGTCGAACCCATCGGCGGTGGCCGCCTTCTGCATCAGCGTGTAGCAGTGATCAGCACTGGGTTCGCCGTCGAAGACCTCCCACATCACGTCGTCGTAGTCGATCGCGGCTTTGCCGTGCTGCTGACGGGCTCGCTCGATGAGATGGCCACGGACCATCCCGACCTTGGTGTCGCGATCGAGTTGGTCGTAGTCGTCGCTGACTTCGGTCGTGGCCTCAAGCTCGGCGATCCGATCGCGTAGGCGCTCGTTCTCGGCTCGGAGGTCGTTGAGGTCGCCCTTGAGGTCGTTGACCTTCCGCAGCGCTCGCTGGGCGACCTGCAGCGCGTCCTCGGGGCGGACGTCGGGGTGGTCGTCAGACATTGCGGACCACCTCGTAGCCGTCGGCGTGCTCGTCACAGACCGTCCGCTCGCCGTGCTTCGGGTGGTCAATCACGACGTCTGCCGGGGCCAT